GATAAATTTTTGAGTGCTCTGGTATGATCTTGTATTCTTCTTTTGTAAAAATTACTTATACCATATTTTATAAAAATTTCATAGCCTAACCTAATCTTCAAAAGATAAAAGTACCCAACCTTGTTAACATCAAAACCACCTCCTGTTCCGCAATTACAAGGTACTTTACCCGCTATCAGGTTCGATCTATCAGATATAAAATCCCTATCACCACAGATGCTACATCTAACTTTCCATAACCTACCTGTAGGAGCTATCCTTTCAAATGAGTGTTGCTCAACAGCAAAAGAACCACTACTCATGAACCTAAATATCCAATCGGTATCGCTAGTTGTATGCTTTTTAGCGATTATTATCTTAGCACAATCTGGACAGCTTTTACCTCTTAAATAGTTTACTATAGAACAAGAATTCCAACTGCAATTACAAGTATTGCATTTTAAATTTAACTTGGTGTGTTGATTTAAATAGCTTCCACCTGAAAAACCTGTAAATTTGTGGTTATTTTTATTTGCCTTCCTATTTACAATTAATTTCCACTGTTCTTCAGAATACCGCATAGATTTTGAACAACCACATGGCAACTTTCCGTTATTAAAGTATTCTGAAAAAATAAAATATATTGCTTCACCAAAAAGTTTACTATCATTTTTACATATCTGGCATTGAACTTTATATTTTAACTTTTCTGAAGTACCCACAGTGCATTTAACTTTACCAATAATTAACAAAGAATTGTTACTACCAAGAATGTCGCCTATTTTATACTTATTCAAAAAATTCTCCCATATTAAGTTTATTATATTACAGGAGAATCTGAATATTAATGTTAATTACACACTACGCTCATTGAGCCAATCTTCCAAGTCATATAAGGTATGTTTTTCATTATCATAGTAATATTTACCAGCTATGCCTGTTTTACCTGTCCATCTAATCTTGGTTGCCTTCATTACAGTAGTGTTTCGCTCCAGGTCATCTTCAGCTTCTTTATTACGGGAGAACATTAGATTACAAGCTGCAGATTTATATGCACTGGAGCTACCTTGAATATCCTCTTCATGTAAGTCTGCACCTACACTGCCAGCCTTTTGATTGTTGGATGTTTTACGGGTATGCATTACATTGTAGAAAGTGCAATTGTGAGATTTTACCATTCCTTTCTGCCAAGCGTAAAAACCTTCTTGCTCTTCATTAGGTAAAGTTCCAATACAATCGCTTGTTGGATCTAATACAATAACCCTACAACCACAACTAATAATCAAATTTTCAATAGCTTCTTTGATATTTTCTACGCCACCGTCTCTATCGTCTACCAACCAAAATCTATGCTCATTCTCTGCAGTCCAAAATAACTCGTGTTCTTTTACCTTAGTCTCTGGTTTTTCAAGAACTGCTAACGCTGCATCGTTATCCTTTAACTCCAGTTTTAAACCAATATGTCGAGATAACAACTTATTACCATACTGACCTGTTGTACTTTCAAGAGTAACAATACCTACCTTATGCGGTGACTTAAAGATCATGTGATAGACAATCTCATCAATAATTGTGCTCTTACCAGTTCCGGAAGCTGACCCTAGATTAACAATCCGTCCAAGAGGTACACCACCTGCCATCATAGCTTGAAGCTTGTGCATAAACGGAGGCAAAGGAATTTTAGGTACTTTAAATTCTTCCCGCATAGCCTCTGAGATACTCCCACTACCGATGACTCCAACCGGAGTATATTGCTCTGAGTTATAAAAATCAGATATAAATAGCTTATCTGCATCGTTTTCAATATATTCGTTTGGATCTTTGTAACGAAGATTCATAATCTTTACCTTACCTTTCGGTAGTACAGGTATCAATTTTACGACAGCTTCTTTACCTGCCTTGTCATTATCGTATGCAATAATAATGTTATCGAAAGAATCAAAGAACTTATACTGACCTGCAATCTGTTTATATGAACCAGCTCCAGTAGTAGGAGAAACAACAGCAGTTTCAAAATCCCATCCTTTACTCTTATTGTAATCAGATAACATATCGTATGCAGATAAAGCATCAACTTCACCTTCTGTAATGACTACGTACTTACCACCACGATTGAACCTGAACTGCATGAATAATTCACAGTCTGCTCCTGTTCGACCCCTTGAGTAGAAGTTTTTAGGCACTTCACGAACCTTATATCCAACGAGCTGTCCATCTTGAGTACAAGGATAGTATTGTTCAATTACCTTTCCAGTATCTTCTGCAAATGCATGACGAACACCAAATTTTGAATATGTGCCATCAGAAATACCCCTAAAGCCTTTTGCCTTAACAGAAGTTTCAGATTTAATTTCTGCATTTTCTTCTGGTGTCATTGCAGGTTTACTACTAGGTTTAACTTCCATATTTTCTATTTCCTTTTTAATGCCGGAGCGAACTTTAATAATACTCTTTTTATTTGCTTCTTTGAAATCTTCGCTTACCGATTTATACCCACAGTAACTAAAGCAAAAATAACTACCATCAGCGTAAACAGCTAGATTATCTTTGCTATTACACTTGGGGCAACTTGTGTGTCTAATAAATGCAGCCAAACTAACTCCTATTCATTTTTAAGTAACCAAGAATTGCTAACGCATTTCCAAGAACGATCATGTACTGTGTTACTTTTATATACTAGACCTTCACGACTACTGCCGTTAAGCACAGATTTACCTTCAGCTTCTTCGATTAGTTGTGCAATTGTAGTAGCCTGCAGTGTAGTATTCTCAGATATAATAGGTACATGCGACAAGCCAAGTTTAGCACAAGCTGCTTTAAGTTGGACAGGCAGGAGATATTGATTAATCTTTGTATTATAAATATCGTAAATATAGAAATCTAAGCTATTTTTATACTGATTGCCTTGAATACCTAAACCAATCATCTCACCTTGAATAGCGATACCTAGCATAAAGTTCCTACGCATAATATCTTCAATCTTAAACTTATTTGCTAACCTCCAGTATGTATTTGTTTCATCTTCTTTTAAGTCCAGATTGCGAGAACAAACATGAAAATCAGCATTTATGTCCAAATAAAACGTACATGAGGCACCGTCTAGTTTTTCTGTCACGCTCCAATTATCTTCCTGAATACACTCAAACGAACCTGAACGCCCCAAATTCTGAATCCGCTCTTGATAAGTCTTCGGTACTTCTAGGGGAAAATTACCTCGTGCCATGCCAGCTAACTGTGCGCTAATAGGCCGTTCCCACTTTATAATACCAAAGCGCCCTGTAACATCATCCCCTACTGTCCATTCATCTAAAAAACTAATATGAAGAAGAAGACCTTGACTAATTTGACCACGTAATTTAATTGTACGTAGTCTTTCACCTTTGATACCCTCAAATACTTGTGGTTCTTTATGCACTTTAGTTAGGAATGGTGCAAGCTCATGTGGTATCCATGAATCAATCTCACAAAAAATAGCATAAGTATTAGCCTTAAATTCACCCTTCTTTACTACAACTTTCCAGCCATCTACAGTAGCTACTTCAATTGTATCTGCACCCTCAATAGGATCAATTGCATCAATTTTACGGATAGTTGCTAATTTACGTTCTTGCATTTTGTTGTCCTTTTTTCTGTTCCGTCAAATTAACCGATATCATCTTTATGCCGGATACCAACTAGCACAGGAAATCTCGGCACTAAGTACCCAGCCCCAACGTCGAAATATTTTACCTTAGCTAGCTGACCCATCAACGCTTCTCTGCGGTTCCATAGATCTTCTCGGATTGCATCAGTCATACCACTCCCACAATTGAATACATACCCTTTAGAGTCACGTAGAATCAACGCTCCCAGTGTATCTAATGCTACCATACCATCTTTAGCTGTAGATCGCTCTGTGCGGCCTAATTCATTTGTCTTCGCTTCGTTTGAATTATGGTACTTAGGCTCCCAACCTATAATTTCAAATTCTGCATCAACAAAGCGTTTGACCTTCTGCAACTCAGGATTCTTAGTACCAGAGCGACCATTCTTATAGTAACCATTTGTATCTCTAAGCATGATACCCTCTGCACCTTGAGCAAGCATTTTACCCTCAAACTCATCAATGTTTAATTGTGTATAAACTTGAAAGTGCTCTAGAATTTTTACCCTATCTGGAAATCCATAGTAGCTTTGAATTTGA